ACCCATTTCCCATAGTAGAAAACTTATGAGAGATTTTTGTCTCTCCAGCTAGTGTGTAGTATTGACTACGGGCGGCATCTAAAATACTATACCAGCGCTGGGGAAGAAGTTTTTCCACAGTCGCCCTTGATATAGTATCCGAAGCCGCCTTGAAATCTAAAGTTGCAACCAGTCCATCACGCGATGATAATCGGGCGAGGGACTGATTCTTCTTATCAGAATTCAAGTCAATATTGGCTCGCCTAAGACGCTTGCGGATCTGCTTTCCGAGACCGAGTTGTATCCAGGTATTAAGTCCTGGCTCGATCGCGATAGTTCGATCCGTTTTCGCGTTTTTAGGTACAGTGACAACTTTGTTACCTACCACGAAAGTAGAGTCCTTAAGCCTTTCCCAATGAGGGTAAGCAAGGGACAAAACATTCGAGAATAGGTCGTACGCATCTCTCGTCATCTGTGTTTCGATGTCGAATTTATGAGATGCCGAGACCTCCTCTCCTTTTACAAGGAGAGTAGAGCCCGGACCCCAAGTGCACGTGTCAAGGAAAGAATCAACATCGAACTTCCCGAGAATAGTCCGAATTTTACGCTTAGCATCCGAAAGGATGCGAGCGCCTTGTGTAGACAGTACGTCATCGCAAGGTCGAAAACCATTCAAACGGAAGTTCGTGTCTTTGCAGAGAAGCTCAGCTTGCGCGAAAGCCTCTAAAGCCCGCACTTTCGTCTTGAAGGTAGTCCGCAAGGACTTACTTTTCCGACAAAAAGATACGGCTGCAAAGTCGCTTCGGAAACGCTCACCATCGATGTAATCGGATGGTAAGCAATCCTTTTCGGCTAACTGGTCCATTTCCCCATACCTGTATAACAGGTAACAGGAAAGAGAGACCGGCGAGTCGATGGCGATGAAAAATTCCAAGATGAGTTCGTCTATGACTGAACTCGGCACCCGGTGTTCCCGCATTTTGCGAAGTAACTCCGAAGGACGTAGATTTTTCTTACGTCCAGCTGTCTGCTTTTGCATGATAGCTCCTTATGTTTTGTACTCGTTATCTACAGATTATTCTGCAGACTACACTGGAAAACTTAATACAAGTTCTCCTGATCGAAGATCATCGACTCCAACGTTGCGTTAGACAGGATCAACATGAACATATCGTTGACTGTCTGGCGCTCCACAAGAGTCGATTTTTCATCGAATGTGTAGGTGATGTCGGCAAAGTTCGAGTGAGACAGCGTAGCTGGCTCACCTGTCAAAGTCGGCAACTCCATACGAATACGAACGCGGGTGTTTTTGACGGACTTAGTCGGACGGTTCAGGGAAGCAGACAACTTGGGGTAACCCAAGGGAATGCCACCACTGATATCCAAATAAGTCGCAAGTGCACCTACGATCTGTTGAGGGTTGAAAGTTACATCGAATGCCGGAGGTCCGACTTGGTCGACGCTGATGGGTGTAATAGCAGGCATGTGATTCTCCTTGACTTGATCATCATTTGAACAGCTTCTGCACAAGAAGTGCAAGAGCCTCGAATAGATGAGTTAAAGATAATGGATCTCTGACACCAGGCGGAGGTGCCCAAGGAAGTTCAGTTAAAACTGTTCTTCGCTTGGACTCCCTCGTAAAGGAGCCAGAAAATCCCCCGACTTTTGTACCTGTTCCACCAGCCCATGTCATAGGGTTGAACAACGTGGAACTTCCTGGATCGGTACTTACTTGCTCAATCGAGTGCTGAAAAAGGATCTTCCGGGTACCAGTTTTGAATTGTATGCCAAGTTCTGTTGAACCTGACGCAATCCATTTCTGTACGGGGACGACCCAATCAATAACAAACGACCAAGGAAGCATTTCCCAAGCGATCTCGGCTGGATTAACCAGTCCGATACGGTTGAGATAACGCGCAGTGGACTCTGAGACCGTATATTTCACCACGTATGATATCTCTATCATGCCTGATGTCCTAAACGTACCCCGAGGCGTCTTGAACTCAACATCTTCAAAAAAGAATTTGTTGTTTGCTCTAAACGCTAACCACTCCCCATCCTCAGACATGTCCATCTCGGCAAGAAGTTCACCGAGGGAGTACATGTCTTTAAGAAGGGGCTCGACACCAAACTTGAAAGCCAAGTAATTATCGGCAATCTTGCGTGGGTTTCCAATGAAGTGCGACACGGACTTAGCTATCTTTTTCTTGCCAGTGGCAAGATCTACGAAGCGTTCCATGAAGCCCTTAAACATTTGAAAAGTCTTGACGCGTTCAGCAATTATGTTACCTAAATGAAAATCAGTCTGCCGAACTTTCGATTCAATCTTTCGCAAGATTTTATCGTCAAGGTCGGAAATTTCTGATTCGAACATAGACAACATAACGCTGTCGATCGAGTTTACTGCTTTTATAGCGGCAGCCTCTACATCTTGGTCATCACCTATCCTTACAGGATAGTAGGAGTTCAAAAGAACTCCTGTACCAGGTTCGTAGAGACTTTCGCCAAGAGCAGTATGCAGGAGAATATTAGGTCCTTGCATCCAGTAATCAAACTGGGGAAGGACGTATTTTTCTTCCAGCATGACTTCGCCTCCTAATGCCCATATCCTCTCACGAGTATAGGGGTTATCCGGTAGGTTCAGTCTACTACGATCGATAATGACCAGACGCGGTTTATGCAGCCAGGTTTTTACTCTGGCTATCCGTGCCTCAACCAACTTCTTGCGCTTTTGATACTTATCAAGTCGATGCTGATATGTCTTATCATAATCGGCGAGACGGCGCATATGCAGTTGGTAACGCTTTGTCCACTTAATCAACCGAGCTTGAAAAGCTTGATTGTGCTGTGAACGTAGAAGAGTTATATGATTATCATAACGAACCTTCTTCTGAAGATATCGTATCTGATAATCACTTTCCTTCTCCCTCGACCGTCTATAAGGAGGTCTGAATAGGTAGGGTGCCTTGAATTGCTTATACTTAGGCTTCCTATCGATTTTAGACCACTTGGGCGGGCGAAAAGCGGGCCATACATTTTCCCGGAGGTACTCTTTGAGGTCAATTTTCGACTTTCGTGGAGGTAACACCAGATACCCAGTTTTTGGTATCACCAGGGGGAAATCGGTGGAAGTATTGACATACTCAAAAGACGTTAGTTTCAAGGAGCTATTCGCGACGAGACCCTCACCTATTGCTGGGTTGTGAATGACATGCTCTACATTAAATGGAGAGCTGCCACAAGCAACAAAGCCGTAAGTGGAGCCAAGCGTGAAGTCACCTTTAACGCGTATCATGAGTAAATACCCACCTGTTGTAAGCAGTTAATGCTTACGCCGGTAAATGCCGGCAACACACAAGGTTCGCTACCAAAGAGACATTGAAGTAGAGCGACTATATCACTAAACGCGTTGATAAGTAAACCAACGAGGATAAGGGTAAGATCGTCCATGCTTCGTCTCCTTTAAGTAGC